GCTATAGTCTTTGTTAAGTCTAACGTAGTCGTTTATATCTCCTCCAGTTTCTTCCATAAAGTCAACTAACTTTTGGATATTTTCTGGTAGCGGCTTTCCTGTAGCCTCTGCTTCAGCTATAGCTTCTTCTACAGTCTCTTGCTCAACTTCATCAGTTACTTCTTCAATAACGGGTTGATCACCTTTAACAGCATCTTCTGCCTGTGTTGCTTCTTCAACTAACTCTTTCAACGCTTCTGTTGGTTCGTCTGTTGCCGCGACTACTACTTCTTCTTGATTTTCATCTTCTACAACAACAGGCTTACTTAAATCAACTTTAATAACGCTATCGTCTCCAGCGGTTTCAAATTTACTTTCATCAACCATAGTTGTTTTTTGTGTAGTCTCTTCAACTACGTTTTCATTTTCTTCCATAATATAATATAAAATAATTAATAAATTTATCTAGGTGTAAAGCCTTCTAAATTAAATCCACTTTCAATACTATCATTACCTGCAGACTCAAAGTTTTTAGGTGCTTTACCTTTATTTCTTTGATCTATAAGCTCTGACTGTTGTGAAGCTTGCATTTTAGTTCTTGCGTCTTTACGGTCTTCTTTGGTTATATCTTTTTTCATTAAATTTTCAGAGTCAGCTTTTCTTAACTGCATGTTGTAAGAAAATTCAACCTCCATTAATTGTTTTTTAGCTTCAATTTCTTGCTGCATTTTTTGAGCTTCAAGCTGCGCTTTGTGTGATTCTAACTGCATCTTGCTTTGAACTAAAGCTTGTTCTTTTTGAACCTCTATTTGCGCTGCTTGTTGAGCCGCTTGAGAATTAGACTGAGATTGAGCTTGTATGTTTTCTAATTGCATAGCTCTATCTTTTTCTTGCTTTTTTCTTCTACGTATTTTAAGAAGTTGATTAGCAAGCTTGATATTTCTTATTTCTCTTAAATCTATAGCGTCTTCTAGTTCAATATTTTGCTGCTGCAAAGCCATTTGTATGTTGTTTTCTAACTTTGCTTTCTCTTCTTCATCCGGTGTAAGCTCTAAAAATATACCAAAATCATATAGGTGTAGTTCTTCCAACTCTTCTAGTGTAGCGACATTATGTGCTCCAATAGCCTGTATGAAAGCGTCTTTTGTTGGAGAATACTCTAATACATCGGATATTCTAAGTGATAAAGACTCACAGGTATCAGCCGTTAAAAATAAGCCAGCTTGTAATATATGTCTTGTAGCTGTATTACTATTTGCTGCGGCTAATTTTTGAACACCTACTAAAGCGTTTTTATCTGGCATGCTACCATCTCTAGCTTCGTTAAGACCAGTCACATCGCGTATCATTTGCAAGTAATAGTTGTAAGTACCTATTAAACTTTGCATTTTTGCTCCGCCAGAGCCTGACTGTATTTCTTGAATAGGCACTTTGCCAGGGTTCATATCGCCTTCAGAAGTAAATGATCTACCTATAACAGAACCTGTTTGAAAGAACATGTTTAAAGCTTCTTGTGGATTATAGTTTGTTCCATTACCTAAGTCTATTTCAGCTAAACCATCAGCATCTAAATAAACGCCGTCTGGAACCAATCTAGACATTACCTGTTGAAGCTTTAAATGAGTTAACTGTATCATATCAGCAAAACCTGTAATACGCTTAACTAGCGACTCTATTTTGCCATTATACATTCTAGGCGCTACAATAGAGTAATTCATTTTAACTTTAGTAAAGTCGCTTTTTGGCCTCATCATGTTTCTAGCCATCTCCCACTTTACTAACTTGTTGGTTCCTAGTATTAGAACTCCATCATATAATACTTCAACAGACCTTTGTAGTTTGTAGTAATCTTCAGCTTCAGCTGGAGGATTGAAAGTATCATCTTTTTCTATAATTTTTTCAGCACCAGAGCCTACTTGTTTAACTTTATAAACTTCGTTCATATAAGTCTTATAATTAAAGTATAATACTTGAACTCTGTTTATATCATCTTTATCGGAATTGTATCTATTATGCTTGTTTGTTACGTTGTAGTTAGAATTGTTAACTATACTTTCTAACTCTTCCTGATCTAAATGTGGAAATTGTTTTGCTAATTCATTTATAGGTATAGATTTAACTTCACCTACATAGTATACGTCTTCAAAATAAGGAGAGTCCGTATAAGAGTAAACAAGGTCAGCTGGATCTACGTAGTCTATCGTAATACCTTCAGAAGTAGAGAAGTTGTTTTTTACAGCACCAATACCTAAAACCGTTAAGTCGTAGAAAAATCTTTTCTTTGTTAACTCGTATTTATTACCGTCGAGTAGAACATTTAATGCTTGCTCTTCTGCTAGTTCAATAGCCTGCTTGTAGTTAAGTTGCATGTGAAGTTGTAGCTCTTCTAAAGTTTGAGGCAGCATAGGCTCTTCACTTTCCCTTAAGTCTATATTGAACTGTGTGGAAACTAAATCGTTTAAATCTTTAAACTCCATGTCGTCCATAATAGACTCCATGTATTTAGTTCTTTTAGCCACTCCATTAGGTGACTGAGAATACGCTTTAATATCGTAAGTTCTTTCAGCTATACCGTTAACAACTATATCTACAAATTTAGGTATTATAGGAACAGGGCTCCAGTCTAAATTTAAGTAAGACATATCTCCGTTTATAGATAACTCGTCTTTGTATTTTTGTACAGATTGCTCTCCTCTAGCATATAATCTTAATCTATGAAAATCATTTAGATTACTTCTGTACTTAGCGTTCGTAGCGTCGTCATCAAACCACTCTTGTTCGATAGCTTTAGCAACTTTTAAACCGTAATCATAGCTAAGTTTTTCAGCATCACTTACGGTTTGACTTGGAAAATAACTTTTTATAACAGACTCTGCCATATTTATTTTATTAGTTTAGATGTATCACCATTATTAGTATACCTTGCAATTCTTAAATTTAATGCTGGTTTTTTTATATCGGCGTGTGGTCTATATAAGTGTCTGTTGCAAGCCATTATAGCTAGACCAGAACTTATCGCGGCATCAAACTTTGTACGATTGTTTATATCAAATCTACTCCACTCGTTTAGCGTTTGGTTAAAGTATATGTTACCATAAATGCCATCTCCTAAATGACCAACGTGGCTTTGTATATACATTTCTATTGCAGCTGCGTGAGCTTGCTTTATATCTTCACTAGAGTTAGGTATTCCACCTATTTCTTTTTCAGCAACAGATAACTTATTCCACACCCTGTCTGGTCTATTCATACTGTAACCTCTATAACCTCTTCGTTTTAGATAATATAGTAATCTTGGTTTATTGTTTTCCGCTAGTATTGGCATACCGTAAAAAACTAAAGCCATCAAAACGTCTTCAAAAAACATTTCAGCGGTTTGTGGTCTGGCAATATATTCTAAGAACATGTGATTAGGTGGCGCGTCTTCCATGGAAAACTTAGTTAGTCCATGTAAAGCTCCTTTAGATCCTTTACCATCCACTGTTCCACTAATATCGTAGCTGTCACACCCAAAAGCGCCCATGTGCTCATTACCTGGATATTTAACTCCGTTCTTAGTTATTACTCTATTTTGAAGGTTATGAGGCGGCGTCCAACTAATGTTAAATCTACCTTTTGGATCAGGATAAAAAATTACTTTAGAATCTTTTATACCGTTCTCCCATTGAAAATTGCCAGTATTAACTACAGAGCTATTTCTAATGCCTTCGTTATAATCTATTTGTTCGTATATTTTAACTAAATTAAATATACTGTTTTTCGCCTCATCTCTAAAAGCGTGTTCTTCTGTTCTTGGAAACTGTCGATAAAATTCATTTAAACCATCTTGGTCTGATTTTAATCCTTCAGCTTCATTGTTCCAGTGATCAATTATTCCATGCTCAATTAATTCACCGTCGGGTCCGTATACATCATGATCTGGGTTATTAAATACTGGTTGTCCAAATTCGTCAATAAATCCTTCATAGTTCCATTCCATTGGGATAAACAAAGAATATAAACCAGACTTTGTTTGTCCATTGCGGTTTCTAGAAGTGACATCTGAATCATTGTACAATTTTTTAAAGTTATCTCCACCTTTGTCCAACGCATTAGACGTTGAGCCCATCATGCATTTACCTACAACTCTAGCACCTAATCTAAGACAAGTTTTTGTAACTCGCCAGTTGTTAAGTATGTTGTCAGGCCTTTCCCATTTACCACTTTCATCGTGAACAAGCAAAGATAGTTTCTCACCATCATAACTGTTATCACCTGTATTTTTCCAGTCTATCGTAGTATCTAAACCTTTTATTTCCTCTAACTTTTCGTTAACCTCTATTTTTTTACGAGTAAACTTACTCGCTGGCACACGATACGCTAGCTCAGACTTAGGTCTATCCATACCATCTTGTATTGGTTTAAAGAAAAAAGGATAGTTTATAGATATAGGTACAACCTTGTCTGTAAACATCTTTTTTGCATCGGCACCACTTTTAGATAGTATCCCATATCTACTATCACTCGATATTGTAGCTAAGTTAACGGTTTCAGCAGAGCTCATAAAAGAAAAGCCAGAACGTCTGTTCTTAAGATAACACATACCGTAGCATCTTTTATCTGCCTTGCAGGCTTCCCAAAATATAAAAAACAATCTATTAGCTTCACGAAAATCTGGAGCGCCAACGTCTATCTTTGACCACTGGAGGTACATATAGTGACTTCCCGTAATATAAGTTGGAATACCATTATTTTTAAACCAAAAACCCTCATCTCTTCTTTTGAACTCTTCATCTATATAGTCGTACCACTGTTCTTTTTGTTCCTCAGGATAAGCTCGCCAGTCAAATATATTTTTAATTTTGTCTAACTGCTTTGGCGTATCAATACGCCTCCACTTGTTATCGCTATTGCTATACACACTGCTAGGTACTTTTGGCAATGCTATTTTTAAGTTCTGTATTTCTACTATATCTCCTATTTTGCCAGTCTTAGATATAACAATAATATCATGCTCCTTGTTATAGCCGTACTCCCACTTCTTGCCTTTGTTAAGTCTACTTATAGCAGTCTTCTTAACAGGTTCAATTATTTTATATAAAGTTTGCTCGTAACTCATTTAGA